ATATAGACAGTACAAGATTTGGATTTGGTCAATCTCAAGATCCACAGAAAGATTGTTGGATGTACATAACGATTACAGGATCAATTAAATTCTCTAAGGGGGGAGGATTTGGAAGGTGGGATCCCAAAAATCCCTCAAGTGGTAAAGTAACCATTGATTATAAAGTAACAACGGAGTGTAGGTGTCTAGAGCCTTTTACTGCTGATCAAGGACCTGGATTTGGAACGGACCCAGGGGTTGAGTGGGATAAAGGTGGGACAGCCTCTGTGGGAGAGTGTCAGCCTGATGGATCACGAAACTTTGAGTACCATAGGCAAAAACTTATAATGAAGGATTGTAAAAATGAACATTCTGATAGACCATTCTTAATAGTTCAATGTAAAGAAGGTAAATCATTTAAATCGGATACCAAAGAGATGACCTTTGATGAATTTTTAAACCATACAACCGCCGCTGGGAGTGTAGATATTCCCCAGGTCGGGGTAGAACCAGAGGATGAAGATTCAGGAGGATTTCTGATGTGGAGTGGGCATCAGAATGCAGGACAGCAAATGTGTGGAAAAGAGTTTGGAGAGGATAGTGGATGTATTGGGTGTGATCCTAATGCCTGTAAAGCATGGTATAAAACATTACAAGATACTACTGTGGAGTGCGGTGCTGCTGAAGATGCTGATGATAAAGTACCTCCTGATGCCCCGAAAGGATCGTATAGTGGTTGGCCTATGAGATTAACTTATGCTCCTGCGAGTGAAGGGACAGCAGGAGAGATGGAGATGATTAACTTTCAGAAATGTTTATTAGAGAAGATGCTTTGTCCTGATGGAGGGAAGAATACAGAAGTAGTTGAAGCTTTTCTAAATGCCTTTTTATCAGGTAATATGGAAGGTGGGGGGCTCGGTGGAGGATCGGGTCAGCCTCTGGATGATGGACCTTTAGATGATGCAGAAGCGAAGTGCTTAGAGATGAGACCTGATTAAGTAGAGGTGCGAAGTATACTATATAATCTGAGAGGAATAATTAGATAGGAGCAAATTATGGCAAACTCACCGATGATAGATGGAAAAGGATATATTGATGTAACTTCTGCTTTAAAGCTCAAGGAAGCTGAAGGCAGAGTAGAAGTAGATAAGTTACAAGCTGAAGCTGATGCTAGGTTTAGAGAATTACTCATAAAAGAAAGTGCCAAGGAAACTGCTTCTAAGCATCTCGCAAAGTTTGCGGGGCTATACTTATTAATTCTCGTACTCGCGTTCATAGGTAGTATTAAATTCATTCCTTCAGAAAGCATAGCGGTCGTTGCGGGCTTAATCACATTAGTAGTGACGAGTCTGAGTACTATTTTAAAAGGGATCGTGGAAAATGGGACTGGGCATGATGAAGTACTGGGAGGGAAGAAATGAATCCAATATGGGGAATGTTATTTAAGGACAGATTTAGAACACCATTTTCAGTTTATAGAATGAGTATGGCAGAAATTATAGTTCTACTAGGTCTTGTTGCTGGTGCTGGAGTTGGAGTTGCTAAAGGGATTGATTGGGTACTTGCGGTAGAAGGAGAGTCTTTAACTTTAGATGAGTAACTCTATTGAAAACTAAGAATAAAGGCTTTAGAAATAAAGATCCTAAGTTTCTAAAGAAAATCAATGAGTTTAAAAAGAAGGCGGCTTCCGCTTTAAAAAAAGAAAACAAGAGGAAGTTAAAATTTTCGAGGTCCTACGGACCTAAACCCTCTATATAATGTAGGAGAATATTATTATGCCAGTTCCAATTCCAGTACAAAATGCCGATAAAACCCCAGTAATCCCAGGGACAGGATCCCTCACCGCCAGCGGAGGAGGAGCCAGCGGGGTTCAAGATTGGTGGGTTCACATCCAAACAGTAGATCTCATGTATATGAGAAGCAACCAACAAAACATGTCGGTCAGTAGTCCTGTTGCTGGACCCGCTGTTCAATCTAACTACTTAGATGTGGCTTATACGGTTAATACTGTTGATGAGGTTTATGAAAATACTGCTTTTTCAGGAGAACTTTTCAAACCTCAGACTTTAGAACTTGTTACAGCAGTTGGAACTAGTGGGGGCTTTGGCGTATGCGGAGTAGTTAATACAAGTGCTGCTGGATATATTAGACGAGTTGTACGAAAAGATGCTGCTGGTAATGTTTTAGATCCTACTGGAGTATGTGTTCAAAAAGGTAGCTGTGTTATAGACCAAATGCCTGGGGCGTATGATCAAGCTTTTGATACCTCTTCTCAAGTTAACTCAAACCTTGTTCAAGTGATGGCTAAGGTTGACGCAGATTGCCCAAATTTTATAGTCTCGCTTGTTGACCTATAATAAATCATGGCTAAGAAAGATGATGCATACGCAATCTGTACTGCTCAAAAGAAAAAGAGCGGTATGGGTCATGATGCCTGGAAAAGGTGTATAGCGAAACTTAAAAAATCCACAACTGAGGCATCAATAAATGAGCTTTGGGAGGTTCACCATCATACAGAACTGAGCCCTAGAGCTAGAGCATTAGTTCATGCTAAAAGAACTGAGGATGAAGCCGCAATAAAAAGGCATTCAGAAGTCTTAGCCGATGAAGATGAGTATAAAGACGACCCTCATAAAATGCTTAAATCCATCCATCACCATACTACTTTGGAAAAAGATGATCCTAGATATAGGGAGTTTGATAAGTGGGGAAGTCACGAACACGATAGGGGGCGTAAAAATTTTACAGGTGGTGCAACAGGTGGGGCCGTTTGGAGGGATCCTAAGGATCAAGCCCTCTTTACACGCGACGAATTTCCAGGGAAGGGATCACGATCAGACGATAAACCTGAAGAAGGTGAAGAAGAAAGAAAAGATGAAACTTCTCAAAGCCGAGGTTGGTACGGCCATAGGGAGTTGAGTTCACACGCTAGAGCATTAGTTCATGCTAAAAGAACTGGCGATGAAGAAGCAGAAAAAAAACATTCAAAAGGGTTAAGTACCCATCACTCCTATACGAGAAATCCAGATGCGATGCTTAAATCTATCCACCACCACGCTGAGATGGAAGATGATGATCCCGCTTTTGTTGAATTCAATGATAATGGATCATATAGGCAACCTAATGAGTCTGATGGAAAAGTGTATTGGAATGGCGGATTCAAGGATGAACCTCCTGAAGATGCCCCAGAAAAAAAAGATGAGGATAGAATTATGACATTTAATAAAAGATTAGTAAGTGTGTTAGAGAAGAAAGCTCTTAAGACAGAGAAGATGAAAAATGTTCTGCCTGATGGACCAAAGGCCGCACCTCAAGCCACTAAAAGTAATAACGCTGCTGAAGCTGATCTGGATGATGAGGATACCATTTTTGATGATTGTGGTACTAAGCTCGTCTCTAGGTATAGAGCTAAAAAACAAAAGAATGAATCAGACACTAGCACTAAGGACCAAATGGCAAAGGATAAAAAGGATGCTGGGTTCGGAGCGTTAGAGCCTGGAGAGGAAGCAGCTATTGATGCAGGTGTGGAGGCTGCTAGGAAAAAAGAAGCTGCGCGAAGAAAAGCAGCAGGGTTGCCTCCACATCCTGATATTCCCGAACAGAAGGAAGAGCTAGAATTAGGGAAAAGGGGGATGCCCGCTGGGTGGGAAAAAGAAGCAGATAAAGAAGCTTATAGAAAAAAATACGGAAAAGATCTTCCTGATAAGCCTGATGACTCTAAGGAAGATGAAAAAGACTCTCTTACTGCATCAAAGAAGTCTAAAGTAAAAGAGGCTAAAAAGAAAGATGATAAGTGGATCCAGAAGGCTGTAGATCCTGATCATGAGGGGGACTGTACTCCTATGACTAAGAAAACTTGTACTCCTAAAAGAAAAGCTTTAGCAAAGACTTTTAAGAAGATGGGAAGAAAGAAGGATAAGGCTATTACAGCCAAAGATGAGAAGTAGTTATGGAGCCTGTAGATGATCTTGTTTTTTCAAAAAGATTAAGAAAACCTAAAGGAGAGATTACGCTATTCTCAGATACAGCTAAACTTATTCAGCTACCTTCTCCTAGTTTTAATAGTAGTTTAGCTACTGGTAAAGATTTACTAGTTACCCAAGGTGCGGGTATGGTACGAACAGAGGGGCTTGAGAATAGTATCGTAAAACATGACAAGGATCCTGCTTTCTCTATTAAACGATACATGGACATATTTGGATTAGAGTATGATACTAAGTATATTGATGAACTAATAAAAGAATCCTCTATTTTAATATTAGAATATAAAAATAAATTCAACAGACCGCGCCCAGCACAGTTAGCTCCATATTTTAGTATACAATTGAAGTTACTAAGGAGTAAAAATGCAAAAACTCCTTCTTATCCTAGCGGTCATTCGGCTCAAGCTCGTCTTGTTGCAGAAGTATTTGCTCATCAATACCCAGAGCATAAGACAAATCTTTTAAAGGCTGCGGAAGAATGTGGAGCGGGTCGGATTTCTGCTGGGTGGCACTACCCAAGTGATCATAAGGTAGGTAAATACTTAGGAAAGAGGCTTTTTAGAGCTTTAAAATCACAAAAAGATAAGAATCCTATTAAATACGATAAGGTTTTTGAATTTTAGTTACAAAAGGGAGAAAACATGTTATTAAAACGCTATATGGTTCCACGAACCGCTCATTGCAGCAACGGCTGCTGAAAGCCTCACACATCTTTTAGTGCAATAGCCCAGAGGATGCAATAGAAGGAAAAACAAGTAGTTAAGCTTAAGAATCCATCTAAAAATACATTACCTGTTACACTTTGCCAAGTCAGGTTTAAGAGAATGCCCACCCAAAAGCCCAAACACATAGGACATCCAAATAATTCTCCTAAAAGAGTATGAACATCCCAAGCTTTTTTTCTAAAGTTCTTAAAAAGCTTTCCATGTGTGATGGAAATGGTAATTCCGAACGAAACGAGTATCCAAATAAGTAAGTTCATATTTTTATCGGTAGTTTTGTATTAGCAATAAATGCTTTTCTATTTTTATGCCAGGAATCTCTTCCAACTAATTCTCCATTAGAGTGATGAATTAAATCTACAGGCACTGTATGGTTTTCAAACCCTAGGTGGTGGGCTGTTGTCGTATAATGAATATCATAAAAATCCCACAACCCTTCAAAGTATGTAGGCTTCTCTAATCCTACTTTTTCCCACACTTGGTGTCTAGCTGCTAAAAACAATCCATCTAAAGCAACTACAGGGCGATAAGGCCCGTAGCTAGTAGTGGTTATCATCGTTGATGCATTACTAAGAATAGCAGTGGGTTGACCCTTACTAATGTGCTTCACTTCCCCACTATGCAACCCCTCAGCCCATCTACCTTGTTCCCACCATACAGAATCTTCTCCTAGATGAGTAGTACCAGCAGGACCTACGATACCTGTTCTCTTTCTAACACAGTGAGCTAGTGCTTGTATAAAAGATATTTTATCATTTAAAATCTGTATATCATCATGGCAAAATATGATGATATCATCAGGATTAGCTTTACAAGAATCTAATCCTTTTTTATAAGCAGTAAAGATAGAATCTTCGTTAACTAAAAGTTTTACTACAATCCCAAAGCTTAATAAAGTATCTACTAAACCTTTTGTTACACCTTTCAGGTCTCGTTCCCTAGTACATATTATTGAGAAGATCTGCATACTCTATAATAGACAGGTGCAACTAGATATGAATAAAGAACATCTAATTACTGAATTTAAGCGGTGTAAAGAAGATCCTGTATATTTCATCTCCAATTATATAAAAGTAACCCACCCAGTTAGAGGTCTAGTTCTTTTTAAGCTATACCCTTTTCAAGTAGACATTATAAATAGTCTTCAAGATAATAGATTTAATATTCTACGAAAGTTTAGACAGGCTGGATGTACTACTATTTCTGCTGCTTACTCTTTATGGATGGCTGTTTTTGAAAAACATAAGTCTATAGTAATTCTCTCTAAAGGTGATTCGGAATCAACTGAAGTACTTGATAGAATCAAAATTATGTATGAAGAACTGCCTGTATTTCTTAAACCTAAGATAGTGGAAGATAATAAGCATACTTTAAAACTAGACACGGGATCTGTTATTAAGTCTAGACCTTCTGGTAAACAATCTGGTAGATCTCTGGCTGGGTCTTTTTTGATTATTGACGAGGCAGCCTTTATTGAAAACATTGATACCATTTGGGCTGCTGTGTATCCTATCATCTCCACAGGCGGGAGAGCTTTTGTGTTATCAACAGTTAACGGTGTTGGTAATTGGTATCATAAGGTGTATGAGGATTCTCTTAATCAAAGAAACGCTTTTAATTGTATTAACATTAATTGGGAACAGCACCCAGAGTATAAACGACAAGAAGGGTTTGCTCATTTATATGAGGAGATGGAGACTAAAGGGTTAGATGTAGATAAGTGGGAAGTTACGACTAAAGCTAACATGCCAGTTAAACAGTGGTTACAAGAATATGAATGTGCTTTCCTAGGAACAGGTGAAACCTTTATTGAAGGTTCTCTTCTGAAAAGACTAATGGAAGGTATTAATTCTAATTTTTTTATTAAGTATAATAATAAAATGAGAGTGTGGGAAGACCCCAAACCCCAGTATGAGTACATTATAGGAGTGGATGTATCAATGGGTCGAGAAAGGGATTACTCTGCTTTTCATATTTTGAACACCTATACAGGAGAACAAGTAGCAGAGTTCTATTCTAATAGAACCCCTATAAATGAGCTTTCTCAAATATTAACAAAGGAAGCAAATCTCTATAATAATGCGTTAGTGATTATTGAACGCAACACTATTGGAAATAACTTAATTGATTGGATGTTTAATGTATATGAGTACGATAACTTGTGGATGGACGAGAGGAATGATTTTGGATTACAGGTCACAGTAAAAAATAGAGAAGAAATTTTGAATAGATTAGAAGAATATATAAGAAACAATAATATTAAAATTAACTCTAAACGGACCATCGGGGAGCTTCTTACCTTCATAATAACCGAAGGGGGCCGTATAGAGGCCGATAAGGGTAAGCACGATGATTTAATTATGAGTTTGGGAGTGGCTGTAAGATTACTACATACTTTAGTAGATAATAACCCCCTAGAGGCTTCTAAGAATGATCATAGGATCCAGAAACCCTTAGAACCGCTTAGTTTTAAAGTTAAAAATGCCTTTGGGGATGTTAATGATGAGGATATACAATGGCTGATGAAGTAAAAAATAAAGATAATATTAATGAAGACGCTATAGGCTATACTTCTTTTGATGCGTCCCCAGACGCTAGGTACGGCCCTTATTTTTATCCTAACGGGAGATTAGGGCAATTTCTAGCTCGGTTCTTTGCAACCAAGGCTGCTCCGTTTTTAAGTAAACAAACGGCTGATGGAGTCACTCCTCAAGCATCCTTGGCTGGAGATACTGTTATAACTACAGATGTAGTAAAGCCTGAGGATCACCCTGCTTTAGGGTCTGTTAATAGAAAAGAATTAATTCTTCCTGAGTTAGAGAAAACTAGAAGGGAGCGATATCTGCGTTTTGATGAGATGGATAATTACCCAGAAATCGGAACTGCTTTTGATATCTACGCTGATGACGCTACTCAAAAAAATCTTCAAAATACGAGATGGACTGTACACAGCGATAATCATCTTGTGGTAGATGAAGTTAATAAGATGTTTGCTCATCTTCAAATGGATAGAATTTATTGGGATATTGTTAGAAACACCTGTAAGTATGGAGATTGTTTTATTGAAACCATTTTAGATGTTAATAATCCTAAAAAAGGACTTCAAAGAATTAAAGTATTAAATCCTAACTTTATTATCCGAGTTGAAAACGAGTATGGATATTTAACTGATTTTCTTCAGGAAATTCCAGATGATAATGATTGGGCTGCTTATGGAAGTGCTGCTAGTAATATGGCTGGTTCTAAATTTATTACTCTTGATAGAAACCAAATAGTTCACTTCCGTTTACGCACAGCAGATCCATCTTATTACCCTTATGGAAAATCAATGGCTGCGTTAGCTATCAGAATCTTTAGATCCTTAAAACTAATGGAAGACGCAATGCTTATCTATCGTCTCGCTAGGGCTCCAGAGAGACGAATTTTTTATATTGATGTTGCTAATATGCCAGCTACTAAAGCTGAAATGTTTATGGAAAAGGTAAAAGAGAAATTTAAGAAAGAAAAGTATTATAATACTAATGATGGGACGGTAGATTCTCGTTATAATCCTTTAAGTGCTGATGAAGATTTCTTTGTTCCAACAAGAGGAAATCAAGGTACTAAAATTGATACCCTCCCAGGTGCCCAAAATCTGGGGGAGGTAGACGATGTTCGTTATTTCCGTGATAAACTATTGGCTGCTCTTAAGATTCCTAAAGATTATATTGTTGAGAAAGATAAATCCCCAGAACGAAAAGCTAATTTATCTCAACTTGATGCTAAGTTTGCTAGAGTGATTACCAGAGTACAACAACAAGTTGAAGTTGGTTTTGAACAAATAGCTAAAAGGCATTTAGCTTTAGTTGGATATCCTGCCTCTTTAGTGAAAGAGGTAAAAATTGTTCTCCCAGATCCTAGTGATACTTATACTAAGCGTAAGATGGAAATTGATGAACAAAAAGCAAGAGTTGTTCAGGCTGTTGTTGGTTTAGGAATTTTTCCTAAAAAAACTATCTATAAAGAATTCTATGATATGACTGATGAAGAAATACAGCATACAATGAACGAATTAGAAAAAGAACAGGATGCTGCTCAAGAAAAAGAATTAGAGAAGCAAGAACAAATGAGCCAAGTAGGTGCAGGGGCTGATCAACAAGGAAAAGATGTAGATCTGGAAAGAGATCAGGCTGGAAAAGATATGGATGCCGCTAGAGATGAGGGGTCTGCTCAATCGACCTTTGAAAGGGATAAAGAGATGGAAAAAGTTAAAAAAACCCCTAAAAAAGAATCAATTGATTCGACCCTCATAAGTACTTTACAAAAGGTAAAGAGTAAAATTATTGCAGAGTGTGGGGTAGACAGTGACAGAACTGCCTCCATAGATCGGGTAATTACTAGAAATATAAAAAAACGACAAAAAAATAGCTAATTAAATATACTATATAAAGATAGTCTCATGTATTAAGGAGAAATTATGTTCGATCACTTATTCGAAAACAGAAATAAAACAATTACCAATCTTATTAAACTAAGCGATTGCTTAGGACGGTCTCTTAGAGAGAATGTAGAGCTTTTTGCTATTGATAGTGAAAAGAGTGAAGTAGCTTTTTTAACGGAAGGAGGAAAAGTTATAACAGGAACCTATACTTTAGATAATAATATTGTCTTAGATTCTATAAGAATTCAAGAAATAGAGATCTTTACTGATAATAATATCTTTGAGACTTATGTAGATGAAAAAGTGTCTAAGTTTGTTGGTAACTTAAACTCCGATAACTATAGAGATGCAGACGAATCCTTTAATGATATACTATCTCTTTGGGAAAATCGTTTAAAATTTGATAATGTGAGAAAGAAATTAGAAGAAAAGGTCTCTGTTTTTTCTGAAGCACAACATATTCTCTCCACCCCTCCTTTTCAAAGATTTTTAGAAGTAATGCCTCAGTTCCTTACTTTCTTAGAGGAAGAAAAAGAAGATATCATAAATATCAAAGAAATTGAAAATGCTATTAAATTGTCCAATTCGGTGTCAAAAGCGTTTAATACACCTAAAATGAGTATAGATGACTTGGAGAAGAGTTCTTATACTATTTCTAGAGGGATTAACGAAAGTATCTATGAGATGCTATGTCGTCAAGAATTAGTGAAAAAGGAACTTTTAGAATCTAAAAAGAGTTTTGAGGTCATTTGGGCTACAAATACCAAAATTAGAAATTTAGCATCTTTATTGTATGAGGACTCTGAAGTTACTGTTTTGGAGGCTTTAGTGGAAGCTGTAGTAGATGTTCCTTATCTCGCTCTTTCTACGAAGAAACAGCTTGTCGGGTCTTTAGATAGTGCTTTAGGATTAGCAGATCATGAAGCCATTCCTACAAAAGATATCAAAGAATTTGCATCTCGATTATTTGATATGAAAAAGCCTTTAAAGAAGACCATTATTTCTTTATTAAATGAGAAGTATGGTATAAATATTCAAAATCTCCAGGATACAGCCACCTTTACTAGTCTTGCTACTACTCAAACCGTAATTTTTGAGTCTTTAGCAAGATTAGCTCCTAAAGGGAGTATTATTAAAACTACCCTTAGTGAGATGGGTAAGATGCTTAAGGGTAAAAACGGAGTTGAGGTTATTGATATTAATGATATTCTTCAAGATGCCTTTGATTCTTGTAATTATTCTGATTTCTGTGAAGACTTTACTTTAGTTGAAGGTGTTAGTTTTGATTCTATCCTTGATGAGGGCTTTACTGCTGCTCAGTTAGTTGAAAAAGCAAAAGAGAAGTTATTATTAGATAAAAATAAGAAGAAAGCTGACCCAGATACCGTGGATAAGGGGGAAGATTTAACCCCAGAGCAACAGAAAGAAAAATCTGATGCTGAGAAGCATGAAGCACACCCTGACAATGATACAGAAGAGGAAGATGACTCCGTAGCTGCGGCAGAAAGAAATACTCCTCCTGTTCCTAAAGCTCGAAAAGCAGTTAAAGAAGATTCTACACCAGAAAGTGAAGATGAACCTGCTTCTTCAGAAGCAGATGAAGAGCCTAGTAAGGCTCCTCTCAGCAAAGACGACTTCTTAGACGCTTTAAAAGATCTTGATGAACTTATGGCAGGAATAAGTCCTGACGAAGAAGACGAAGAAGCTGAAGAAGACGAAACGGAGGCATAATCCGTGGCTGATTGTGCTGATAGTTGCACTTCTGGGTATGTCCCGCTTATTTTATCTTCTATAGATGGTGATTGCAGAATTGTAGAATTACCTGAAGACGAATGTTTATGTGTTGACATTTGTACTTCATGCACGGGAGGGGGCGGGGGACCAGGGGATACAGGTCCTACTGGCCCTACTGGCCCTACAGGTGATACTGGTAATCAAGGTCCTGATGGGGGTCCTGGTACTGGTCCTGGAGGTCCTACTGGCCCTCAAGGTAGGACTGGCCCTCAAGGTGATCCTGGGGCCAGTGGCCCTCAAGGTTATACTGGCCCTCAAGGTAGGACTGGCCCTCAAGGTGATGATGGCCCTCAAGGTAATACTGGGTTTGATGGGACAGGCCCTCAAGGTGCTACTGGCCCTCAAGGTAGGACTGGCCCTCAAGGTGATAGAGGACTTGCAGGGATACCAGGAGGTGTGGGGGTTCAAGGTTATACTGGCCCTCAAGGTGATACTGGCCCTCAAGCTGCTGGCCCTCAAGGTGATACTGGTCCTCAAGGTAGGACTGGCCCTCAAGGTGAGCCAGGAGATCCAGGCTTAGAAGGTCCTAGTGGGGCTCAAGGTAGGACTGGCCCTCAAGGTAGGACTGGCCCTCAAGGTGATACTGGCCCTCAAGGTGCTAATGGTCCTCAAGGT